GGAACTGTGTTGTAGGCTCCAATTCCAGAACTGTAAGGAGCAACCGCGCTGACCGCACCGGCCGATACCGTGACGTTTAATATCCCCCCGCCATTGCCACCGCCACCGGTTGGATAAGCAAGCGTATGAGGGTTGTATCCTGAGCCACCTGCGCCAACGGCGACAGACGAAATACCACCCGTCGAATTGAGTGTGACTGTAGCCTGCGCTCCTGATCCTTGCGGATAACTCAGAGTCGGAGGTGTTGCCCCTGTGTTTGAATAAGGGAACCCGTAGGCAACGCTCGTATAATTGATCGGCGTTGTTCCGCTGCCCGTCGCCCTTGTCAAAGCGCCACTTGCGGGTGGTACTACCTCTCCAGAGAAAACAATCGTTCCCGCTCCACCCGTAATGTTCACTGAGACGACGGTGTAAGTAGCGCCTGAGTTTGTGTACGTGTCATTGACCGCAGGAGGTGAACTGACGCCCGACGCGAATGTAAACGTGTACTGTTCCGTAGGGCTTAAAGCAATCGGGAAGTATTGGAGAAAAGCCGGTTGAGAGTTTAGGACGCTCGTGCTGTCAATCGCTGCCGGTTGAAATTGGATCGACATAACATAGGTCGTCGTGTTCGGCGTGTAAGCATAGATCCTTGGAAGATCAATCCCGTTTTGAATCATGACAACATCGGTATTGGTCGTTCCGATGTAGGAGTTATCCAAGATCAAAGCAAAAAACACCGGGTTCGTTGTCGAGTCGGTAAGTCTAGTCCCGGCTGTTGTGACTTCCGACCACGTTGCCCCCTCGTCTATGCTTCGATAAACGTACCCCGTCGTTCCGTTGCCGACTGCGACAAAGATGGACGGTGTTGAGTTCTGAATGCACTCGAAACAACCGCGCACGGAATAAGAGCCGGTTGCAATGTAGTCCGAGTATGTCCCGCTTGACGCATCTCCGTCTCGCGCAGTAATGACCCCCTTAGAAAGCCTGATGTTATTGATAATGGCAAACACCTCCGGTGGCAACGATGAAGGTTCAGGATACGATTGGAAGCCCTGCATTTTCATCGGTTGGAACATCGGCACGATGTCTACCGGTTGCATCTTCGTTCCTGCTTTCTTTAGCCGGGGGATCATATTCGTATTGTATTCCAGATTAGACGGTTCGGGATAAAGTTAGGCGACTCAGGCCCTCCCCGTCTAAACTAGATGTTGCGGATACGCGGGTATGACTGCATGACCCTGGGTTTTTGCCTTGCAAGTCTTGCGTTCACGAAGTTAATCAAATCGTCTTTGGACCCTTGGGCGAGGTCGCCGAATCCCGCCGCATCATCACGTCGTTGCATCGTTGCCCATCTCGCGCACGCTGCCCATACCCATGCGTCCATCGTGGGTATTTGAGGTGCCAGAAAATCGCCTGTGAATATCTCCGAGCTACCTGTGAGAGTGGCCGCGTTGCTAATAACGTAAGTTCCAAGTCCACCGGTCCCAGTGCCGAACGACTGAATAATCGTCCCAGTTGGAATACCACTACCGGATACAGCTTGACCTAACGCAATAGATCCGTTGCCAACGGCCGTTACTGTTATTGTTGTTGTGCTGACCAAAGATGCGGTGAAAGATCCACCACCAAGCGAATGAGCTACCGTGGTATTAAGCAAGACAATCGGATAGCCTGATGATGTCGGAACAGAAGGGGGTGGAACGAACCCAATTTGACCGCCGACCTCAAAATACTTGTAAATGTTCGCCGGGGTTTGGCTTTGCCAGTTTGGAGCCTGGTAATCCAATTCGTCAAGCGACGTTTCAAACACCTTAATTTGGGAAGTGATGTTTGAGTTGTTCTGCCAGATGCAAGACCAAATGTGATAAATCGAAGGGTCTAATGTGTAGTATTGCTGGCCCGCAACAAGGGTGATCGAAAACTGCACAAGAGGGTAAAGCCGCACTGATCGGACGATGTCGGATTGAACGTAATTGACGATGTTGAGCGCCTGGTTATTTGGGTCATCCATCGGAGGGAAGTCCGATAGGTGATATTGACATTGCTCCACCACATCTAAAACGCTAAATAGAGCCATCGTTTACCATGTCCATACTTGCGGTTGAGTCGTTCGGTTATCATCACCGACAAGTCTGCCAAGTCCGTCAAGAGTAAGACGGGATCTAGGGTACCACTTTCGCGTGAGTTGGCAATATCCACCCCCTAATTCCCGGTTCTTGACCACTTGCGGAGAATTAAAAACGGCTGCGTCGGGAAGGTAGCAAAACATCATGGTTGATACCATGCAAGACGCCGCCGCTAGGGAGCTTAGGTTGCCACTCATGGCAAAAGGAGGTTCAACAGCGTATGTCATGATAGTTGACTCCGCATTGTCCCATTTTGTGAACTTTGAAGTGTGCCTGTAGCAAGCACTGACCCGTCACGATTAAGGACCGTCTGAGCGCCACTTACTGTGCTATTCGCTCCAAATAGATATGTGTTATTTTGCAACACGATTTGCTCAAATAGTAGGATCGGTTGTTCCCACCATGGCACGGAAGTTGTCGAACCTAACTGCAAAGGAACAATCTCAATGACCGGTGAAAAGGCATTCGTATTGGTCGCGGTGATGTAAATAACTACTCCGTCTGCCGTCATCTCAGCCGCTGTTAAATCAAGATAGAACGTTCCGGGTATTCCACTTTCCACGGGGGCATTAACGGTTGACGCGCTTGCGCCGTCGTCTTTGGAAATAACCGCCGCAAGCCCTGTTAGCCCTCCGGTAATCGGAAGTCCAGTTGACGCATTGTAAACAGCACCCCGCGCTCTGAATGCTTGCCCATATACAGGAAATGCTGTTGAGTTGATTGCTGACATGATTACTTCAACGGAGGGTATCGCCTATTGACTAACGAGTTAAGAGTACCGAAAATAGCGGGATTTGCATTTATTCCGAAAAATGTTAGAGCCACGCCGTACCACGTATTTGTGTTGGAATGAAGATCGGTGACCGTTCCTCCCGCTGTTCCGGTTGAAGATACCGTCTTGTTAGCGATTAAGATTCCTGATGATACCGTGGCAGTTCCTACGGGAATGGGTGAACCGCTAGTCCACGACCAACCGAGATCTGTGTATTTTGCTGGATTGCCACTTGATAACGTGTAACCATTTGAAGGTGATTCGCCGCCGGGATCGCCGCCGGTCGAAGGATTATAGTAAACCCAAGCGTTTGCCAAAAATTCGTTGTTGGCGGTAGTTGTAGAAGTTGAGCCAGTCGAGTAAACGAAACCCGATCCTGTTGAATGCGACGTCTGGTCAAGCATGTTGGACGATAGCCCGGACACTTCTTGTATGACCGTCGAAAATGCGTTGCCCGATATAGGAAACTGCAACGTGATCGAAGTAGCAGGAGATCCCGGCACAATCCCTGAGAACACGGCTACATTTGCGTTGATTGTTCCGTTGGAAAAGCTAAGGGTAAGAGGCGATCCTGTGTAAGTGCAAACGTTGGGATTCACTGGGTTAAACGTGCCCACGTAAACGATTAGGTAATTGCCTGGGGTTGGAGTGAACGACAAGTTGAGTGTCCAGCTTCCATGAGAACCATAAAAGCCGGTCCCGTTTCCAGAACCGGCATATTGGGTGTTTACGATCATTGAGGGTCAGAGAAGAAGCCTTCCCACTGCAATCGAACGTTAGATCCACCGGCAACGTTTAGAATTGCCGCCTGGACGCCCTGATTGATGGTCGCAACGTTGAGTTGACTGGCAATTGAAAAGTCAATTGAGCCAAACAGTTGAGGATTCGTCGTAACCACAAAGGTCGTACCGCTTGGAAGAGCCGTACCAAACGTTGCAGTCAATGACGTTGCCGTAGAACCCGTGATCGGTGCATACTGCCCTGCCTGAGTGCCACTGACCGCCACGAGGTAGTAGCCGCTCGTTGCAATCAAGGTTGTTGGGAAAGTCCCGTTTGAGATCGGATAGGTAGCAGTGGATACCGCGCCTGTCGTCACCCAATAAGGGAACGACACGACACTAGTGCTATCCAAAGCCGTCGCAAGTGATCCACCGACAGGGGTAACCGTCGTAGTCGTGTTGGCTGAGACAACGAACGTCTGACCAACACCCGTACCGCCAACTACCTGACCAATTGTTCCTTTAACGCTATTTGAGCCGCTAAAGGTTGATGCGGGAAAGGTCATTACGCCCGTTCCAGCCGCGTAAGAACTTACCGTTGGAGTGAGGGCAATAACTGTCTGATTTGCAGGGAATGCAAGTTGAGCGTAGGCTTGCAATGCTTGCACCGTGAAGATAGCAAGGGGGACGCCAAGCGTATCTTCAATCACAATTCCTGCGAGCGCCGTCGTTGTCGTTGCGGTCCAAGCCGTTGCACCGTTTACCGACGCTCTGAGATTTTGAAGATAGGCCGCGCAACCGCCTGGACACGTTTGGGCATTATCAAGCACCAAAGCCGCCGATTGAGTGGAACTAATGTCCGCAATGTTCGTTGTGTACAGGGTTGTACCAGTGATGCCGTCGAATCCACCACTTAACGGTGAGTTATCGTTACCGGTCGTTTCAAGGATCTGGATTCGTCCGCGTGGGGTTTTGGGCTGGAATGTCTTGGTTGTCTTTAATACTAGTGTGCTTTCGCCTGGCATTTTATTTACCTCTTAGAAAGGGGGCCGTAGCCCCCTAATAATTATCGACCCGCCGTTGCCCAGGTGCCATGCCAATCTTCCCATCCAAAGATATAAGATTCACGGCAAACCCACTTAAAGGTCATTGCGGAGTCCATCGCCAACTGATCGACCTTGTAAGGCAGTTGGTTAAGGCAAAACAGCTTATGAAAAGCTGAGTCCTTCATTCGGAGGAACCAAGCCGTTGCCGAGGTGTAGTAGTCATTGACCGCTACCTCAATTCGACGACGAATCCAGTCGTTGGTATCGTTGTTATTGGTGCCCTGGAGATTGACAGAGTTCACAACACGGTTTGCCACGCCCTCAAGTTCCGGTGGAACCTTCAAAAGAAGGTTGCCCGTGAGCATCATAGGCTGACCGGTAGGCGATTTCTGACGACGAATCTCGTACATCGCTTGCTCAAGAGCCAAAGGACCGAAAGCAAGATTAAGCGGAGTTGTCGTACCAGGGACAACCGGAATGTTTGCACCGGTTAAACCGCCCATGCTGTGAGTTGCGGAATACAACGGTTCGTTGTTCATTCCGTAGGTGAGCGACGTGAAGCCAAGATTGTCAAGGTTCGCGCCAGCCTGATTGCGAGCGTTCATGAACGCCTGTGCAAACTGATCCTGTTTGGAAATGATGTCCTTGTACTGGTTGGTGAAATCAAACAGTTCTGAATACCGGATCATCTTCGTGTAGAGGATCGGGTAGAAGTTCTGAATGAAGAGCGGTGTCCAGTCGTCCTCAACTGCCTCATCTCCTTCAGGAGTTTGAGCGGCTGGGCTGAGCGGCTTTAGCTGCTTGTATTGCTCAAAAGCCTGAGTGGTGTACCGGATCTTTCCAACAACGTCCTTGTACTGAGGGTCGATTTTTTCAGCCTCAATGAAGAACAAATCGTTAATGTTCTTACGGGCGATACTTAGGGAGTCAACGAGCATTGCCATGAGTTAATACCTACCTTGCACCTGTCACGAGGCTATTTGGTGCAATGACCACAGCCCACACATTCCCGTAATTCACGACATAGTTCGTGCCGCTTGACGGCCAAGAAGCATAGTCGTTTGGACCGCCATAAAGGTCGGTGATACGGAAAAAAATGTTACTTGCCGCCGATGCAACCGGGTAGCCGGTGATCGGGGCAACGGTTGCGCCTGAAACCGTGGCGTCGGTGTAAAAATCGAGCCACAACGCAGGGAAACCGGTTGCAGTCTTAACCGCGCCAAAGGACTGACCAATCAATGTGTTTGCAACGGTTGTACCCGGTGTAACATTGATTGAAGCGGCATACCCTGGGATGCAGAACTCTACATCTTCAAGAGCGAGCGCGACCGGTACGTAAGCCTGAATGGTGCCAAGGGTGGAATCAAGCGCGGGGGCCATCGCTTGACCAAGGATCATGTTTCCGGTGTAACCGGCAGCGGACCCTAGAGCCGACGCGGTGGTTTTGGAGAAGGTGTACGTTCCTGCCGCCGCGCCGGTATTAACTGAGTCAACCGCAATGAGGATGAGTTGACCGCTTGAATTGAGTGTTACGAAGTCGCCCGCGACGAACGTTTGACCGCTCGCGACGGGGTACGAAGCCATTTTGTAAGATCCACCTGGGGACCGAATGCCTTGTGCGCGTAAGTTTGCCACTGTTTAAGTTTCCTCTTAAGTGTGCAAGCCCTCGCCTACGAGCTAACACTATTTAGTTTTGCGAGAATCTAGTCAGATAATATAGCATGTTTACCACGCTTGAACGATTCTTCTTCTTCTTGAATATCGCCATGTGGCCCAATCTTCTTGCTCATGATCTTTTCGCGTCGTTCGGCTTCCTGAACATCAGCCTTTTGAGATGCATCAAAATCAGCCTTTGAACACGAAATGATGACCATTTGCCGCGAACCGGTTTCTTTGGAATCTTGGGACTCCTGCCGGTACATGGCTTGACTTGGGTCCGTTATAGATGGTTTGTCCATGAACCCTTCAAGTGGTGATTCGTACTGAAGGGCGGCAACGTCTCTTTGCACCTTGAGGTAATGACGATCTGGAAGAAATTCAACGCCGCCCACTCGTGGATTGCGCGTCGAACTATCGGTTGTTTTGCTGACTGCCATTACTTGTTCTCCTGGTCGTAAAGTCGCTTGTATTCTGCGGCACTGACTGCGGGTAAGCCGATACGCTTGCGCTCTGCGTTGACTTGGTCAAAGTCGCTGGTATTGATTCTGATTCGCGCCAGTTCGGACGCGGTTGGTTCTGGGGTTAGCCTGGAACGTTTTGTTTCTGCCGCTTCTTTGTGTTCGCGGTCCACGTCACGGGCTACCCGGCGAAGGACAGACTTAGCAGCTTCGTTAAGTTGCGACG